TGACAATATCAATAACTTTAGTCATTATCTCTACTATCACCGGAACAACACGTTCCATAATAACACCAATAATCTGTGTCATTGCTTGGAATACTTGATCGAATAATTTTTTAATTGAACTGAATAGTTCTGAACCTGCTGTTAGTAATGGAGCAACTACCAGCAATAAACCCACAAAGATTAATTTTAATTTACCAAATAAACTCTTAAAGAACTTACCGACACCTGCCATCATTCCATCGGCTTTCTTCTCTTCACCGCCTCCGCCAGTACCATCATCATCACCACCAGTTTCGCCAGGTTCATCAATGCCGCCTCTTTTATCCTCACCAGCGTCTTGCATTATTTTTAAAATGGCAGCAGTATCATCTGCTATTCTTTCTAATACAGGTTTTGCATCATCTTCTTCACCTTCTCCACCACCATCTACTGCTTCACCATCATCGCCACCTTCTTCTACTGGATCTAATTGATCAGCGTCCTCTTCTTTTTCTTTGTAGCCAAGTCCTTCAACTAACTTAGCAACATTATCATTCATTTCATTAATAGGTTTAGATAACCTATAAAGTCTTTGTTGAGTTACTTCGGTATTTTTATCTATGAATCCTAATTTAGGAAAATAGTTCTTTCCTATCTCTAGGAAACCAGACATCATTGATAATTGTTCTACAATTACATTTTCGACATCCTTTAGACCTCTATTCATTTCATTTGTTTCAGCGGCACCCGCACCACCTGTAGTGGTAGTGGGTCTGCCTTTTCTTGGGTCTGTGTTAGGAGTCGGTAAAGCCATCTATTACTTCTTAGCGTTAGTATCGTGTTCTTTGGCTGCGCTGTTTACATACAATCCAAACCAAGCTGCACCAGCACCAACTAAGATACTAATTAAACCTGATTGTTCCATTGTAGGTTCAGGTAAATCCATAAACCACATTGCTGCATAGTATACTAAAATGATGTATACTGATAAGAAAGCTCTAGGCCAAATTCTCCATGAGTCTACAGCTCTTGCAAGGTGTATCCATTTTTGCCATGGATTAACTGTATCATTTGCTTTAAGGTCTCTGATCTCATCTTTGAGAGCAGCGTTTTCTTGTATCATTTCCATGAACTTAGATAAGTCCATCTCTACTTCATTACGACTCATGTCGCCTTGAAATCTATCATCTGCCATGTTATCTCCTGTAACGGCCAGGACTATACTGCCTGAACCTTTGTTGTCTTCTAGGCTGCATCTTTTGACCAGCCTTCTTAGCTTCCATCCTTTCCTTTTCTGCCTTTAAGTGTGCAGACAACATAGCAACATAAATCTCACGTTCGTAAGGAATGAGGTTTTCAACCTCCGTTATACTATATTTATGATGCTGAACCAGTGCGAAGATAACTTCGTAGTAGTTTGCGAGCGTATTATGGCTCAGCAGTACTAAAAAAAATCTTGTATGCCTCTCAGCGTAATTTTTCTATCTTTACCATTCTTATTAACATACTCCAAATCATGTGTTAATGTTGGAGCGGTTTCAAAGAATTCTTTGATGTGTTCAAAGGTTTTAATATCCAGTGAAGAAAGAAAATCAATAGCTTCTTGAATTGTAAAGTCATCGTATACAGAATCTTTATCTGTAACTTGTACTAAACAATGAGCAAGTAGCTTAAACATATCATCAGTACTAGCATCTTCTTGTTTCAAACCATCCATTGATACTCCAGCTTTTTCCATAATACCAATAGTTGGATCTTTCATCTCAACCATTAGGTCTCCAGCTGCAAATGTTTTGCTTCTGTCTGGGTCAATTGTTGGTTCGACTTCATCAATGTTTATTTCAAAATCATAAACATCGCCATCATCATTATCTTTATATTTTAGTTTGACGAGATTGTTAACTGATTTAGCTCTTAAATGCATAAACAGATATTCCATATCGCAAACTGTTAAATCTCTTGCATCAAAATTCTTAGGTGACAATACTACGTCCTCTAATAAATTTATCATTGCGTTTAGTTGTTCACCTGCGTTTCCTTCTTTACCTACAAGAAGAACTTTTTCTTCTTTAACTAGGAAAGGTCTAAACTTTACTTTCTTTTGAAGTACAGGTAGTGTTATTTCAAACTCTGGCTGAGTTATCTTTGGTAGTGCCATTATATTTCTCCATTATTATCCTCTTCCACCAATTGCTCTTCCGAAGTTTTGAGCATTTGATAGAACATTTATTACATCGCCTACATTATTAGGTGTCTTCATACTTGATGATAGTGCTGTAGCTGTTTGACCAATTCTTAATAACTGTTCCATTGGTGTTAAAGCTCTGTTTGCAAATGTAGAAGGATCTTGACCTTCTGGCAATTGATGCGAAACAGATTCCCAATTTCTTAACTGAAAGTTACAGGTCACTCTAGCAATTTCATCATTTTGTGCCCACCCTAAAGTCACATCACCGAGCTGGGAAGGCCAAAC